TGTCAAATCGACCAGCCTCCGAAAGCGGGTCCTCCCATTCAGGGAAGGGACGTTCTAGGGGGAACAAGCCAATGCGGCTTCCTGCCAGGAAGAATCTTGGTGGAAGACCGGACCAGAAGGCCTCGCATAGCGGGGGTTCTCGGGCGGTAAGCGACGCACCACAAAGCGCCCCAGAAGGGACTGGGTCACCGCGCGTCTTAACTAGCAAGGTCGATGCTAGTATTGTAAAGGAGACTAACCCGCTCCAGAGGCGCCGTGATGGGCGCCTCTATAGCAGATCTCACTCAGTGACATGTGAGCAGTTGGAGGAATTGAAGAGGAGATTTCCCGACTGGTCATTCCAATTTGGGGAAGGGGCCCTACACCCACACCCAATTGGAGCAACCGAGAGAGCCATCTGCGAAACCTTAGCGTATGAACATGTACTTCGACAATTCGGGAGAGTCCGGATCACCGATATCGGTGGGAGCGCGAACCGGCACAAACTTATGGGTCGCGAAGAGGTGCATTCATGCAATCCTATCCTGAGTTCTGATGATGTAGTGCGGCGATCGTCCTATTTGGACGGAGCTAAATACTGTCAAAGGAAATCAGAAGAATGTCCACTTGATGTGGATGTTTATCTTTCAGTGCACTCGCTCTACTATTTGACGCCTGTGGAGGTCTTGCAGCATGTCTGCAGATCTTCTAGAGGGTGCATGGTGGCAGTGGTGCACAGGTTCAACGATTTGTATGGAGGTTTTCACTATGTAGGTAGTGAGCCGGAGAGCAAGTATGAGGTGTTTGCTTCCGGGACTGACATTCAGGTTAGAATGCAGGTGAAAGGCAACTTTACTGGTTACACACACAGTCCATGCTTCTGGCTCAACAGCACTTACTTTGAGTCTGGAGGATATGCGATGTGTTGGAACGGCCAGGAGGTTGGGGATAGTTGGATCTTGACCTTCAAGAGGGTTAGTGACAAGCATGTGGGGACTCTGCACATTGATGCATGTAGGCCAATGTCTTTAGTTACTAGCTTGCGAAGATCAGACCACTATGGCTCGGTCTCCGGCGTGCTTAGTCTAAGTGATGAGGCGACGTTCAAGCCGATGTTGGATGTGCTAGAATTGCGCACCCGCACCCTTAAAAGCTACGGGTCTTTTATGTGGTTAGGCTTTGAGAAAACCCGTCCCGTCTTAATTCCGAAGGGTTTGATAGAGAGTGTGGCTGTGAAGATGGTAGGTCTACCGAGGGATAAGACCTCTCTTCGACAGTGCATAAACCTGATGAAGACGGCAGTAAAATCAGATAAGTTGTCGATGCCGATGGCGATGCGGGCTGATTGCGTAATTTACGGTTCAGCTTTGGCATTTGTGATGTTTCTCCGCGAGGAGATAGAGTCATTTAATAGACTCTGTACGCCTAAGTACAAAAGGATGTTCTCAATTTTGGCACAAACTATGAGCCTTGAGAATTTTTCCTGGTGCTGTGGCACGCGAGATGACGACATCACAACGGTAGTTAATTACAATGCCAACCGCTCGTCAGTCCCTGGGCCGTCCTTCGATGCCAAGAAGGCCTGGCCAAATGGGCTGCCTGGTTACGAAAGTAACCGACCGTTGAAACCTATCCGCGTCGGCGCTTCACTCAAAGGAGTGGAGAGGAACGCCGTTATGGAGGACAGACCGCAATTTCATGCGGTTTCGACCACATTTTCAAATCACATTCCATTGGTCCCGTACGCTAGTGAAAACAACGAGGCCGTAGCTCTAGCCAATAGGGCTTTGATGCAAGTTCCTGAGCCGTTGCCACAGGCTTGGGACAATGTTGAAAAGTTCGCGCAGAGATACGTTAGCCGTTTTAAGAAAGTACCGATGGATAATGTTGACGCCAATTTTGAGGACTGGAACTCACGTTTCCCGTCTGGAAGGAGCAAGCTTCAAGCCGAAGCTTACAAGACGCTGGCCTCTGAGGGTCTGTCTAAGCGAGACTTCAATAAGAAGATGTTCGTTAAGAGAGAGCTCACGCTAAAAAGTGGGTTGGAAGCTGAAGAGTTTGATCCTAGAGCCATCCAGGGAAATGAGGACCGGTTGAATGTGGCCTATGGGCCATTTACTCATCTGGTGTCACAGCAATTGAAGAAGATGTGGCATAGCAAGCATATGATTACTTACACCGGCGGCATGACTGCGGAGGAAATTGGGCTTTGGCGGCGCCAGTTTGCCAACCAGGACGTGACGCTGATTGAGTGTGATGAGTCAAGATATGATTGCCATCAAGGGGAGCGAGTTGAGAGGTTGTACTCGAGAGTGGAAGACCGGTGTGGAGCCTGTGAATACCCTCATGTTGCTAAGGCGCGTGAGGGCAATAAAAAGATTCATGGGTACTCATCTAAGGGACTTAAATTCTCAGTCAACTTTACTATGACAAGTGGCTCACCCAAAACCTCCACAAGTAACTCCTTTATAAACGGAGTTAAGACAGCTAAGATATTGATAGACATGGGCTATAAGCCAAAGATTCTCGTGCACGGTGATGACTCATTGACAGTCATCAAGGGAACGATGAGTGCAGAGAATAGAGAAAAGCTGTCTAAGCGGATTGTAGAAGAAAATTTGCGACTCGGGTTTGAGACGAAAGTCAAAATTAGCTCTGAGTGGCATGAAGTTGAGTATTGTTCATCCTTATTCTGGCCTGTGGAAGGTGGCTTCGTGTTGGGTCCTAAAATCGGCAAGCGTTTGCCGAAGATAGGGTTCTCATTGAAGGACCTTAAGCCAGGTGAGGTGAAAGGAATGCTCCTAGGATTGCGTTCAGAGTGCGGTTACCTCCCAGTGCTGGGGAGGTTTTGCGCACACCAGTTGGGACTGCTCAAGAAGGTCAAATCAAAGGAATATGTAGACCGAAGAGCCATGTACAAGAGCCTCCCCTCCCTTAACCATAACCGAAATGACGACACTGATTTATTTTTCTTGAACCGGTATGGAATAAGCGCTGTTGAAGCTGAAAGGGAGTTGGACAGAGTTCTGACTGATAACCTAACGGACTGTGTGGACTACAGACTGTTGGGTGAATTCGCTGAGGTAGACCTTTAGGTCTGTGGCAGGAACAAACGATGGATTTTACTACAAATTATTGTGGGCCTTATTGGTCCGAAGGAAAATTCCAGCCTAGTGTCGTCGGTGAGCTGAGAGGTGTTAGTCACCTTGATGAAGCCTGCCGTCGGCACGACGCTGCCTATAAAAATTCAAATAATGATTATGAAAAGATTGTGGCAGATAATAAATTTTACGAAGAAACACGAGGTCTCGGTATACGAGGCCCTTTATACGGTGCTTTAGTGCTGTATGGTAATAAGTTCATCCGCGCTATGGGAGGTAATTCTTCCAATTTGCGTGGGTTTAACCCTGTGTTGTTGTCTGGTGTGGGCAAGGTTGCGGTTCACCGTCCGCTCGGAGCGGCAACGGACGAGCCAGGTCGCAATCGACCTGTCGCGTCCGTTTTTCCGAGTGGTGGAGAGTCCGTATGTGAGCCCACAATTAACACCAATACAAGAATGAATGAAGAGCCAGAAGAAACATATCTGTCACCTAGAAATAAAATTGTTCCATTGTATCGTCCTTTAAGAAAAAAGAAACTTAAACAAGTTAAGCTGTTATTTAATCAGCCGCCAAAAACAAAACAAAAACCAAAAATAATTCAACAAAAATCGAATAAGGTTCGACCCCATGGTCCGCCAAAACAAGAAAAACACTATGACCAAGCGTCGTGCAAGCACGAAGACATTCGGTCCGGTGTCAACTATCGCTACTGCGCCCGTTGCAATCGGGAATTCCATAATGGGTTCCCAACCCGTCGTTAGACAGGTTAAAGATGGCATTCGGGTTGTTGGTCGTGATTTTGCTTTCGCCGCTTCTGCCACCAGTTCTAGTATTACTGGATGGGAGTTAATCGGGGGTATGCCGTTGACACCTTGCGTCCTCTCAAGTTCGGGATTGCGTGCTTTTGTTCAGAGCTACGCAAATTTTAAGATCAATGGATGTGTGTTTCATTACATCACGTCTAGTCCCACTTCGCAGGCCGGAGATGTTGCTTTCTACTTCGCTAGAGATCGTTTGTCGCCACTACCTGACACGTCGAATAATAGTTTTCTACCATTTTTGCTTTCTGATCCTCATACTGTAATTGGTCCCCAGTGGACTAATCATAGTGCTCTTGTAGCACCGGCTGATGATTGGAAGAGCACTTGTTATGGCATGAATTCTGATATCAACGAGGAAGGAGCTGGCGATGTGTTGTTCTATTCAAAAACATCTACTGCTAATTCACCTGGTTATGTCATTATGGATTACGATATCACCTTTAAGGAACTGTCTGTTAACCCGCGAGCTGGATTGTTGCCTGTTGCTCGAGGCCAGTATTCACCGTTTACGATCGGTGGTGCTCTGGTTTCTGGTAATAATGTGCTGCTTCCTGTTGCGGGTAAGGACATTACCAACAATGGTGCTGTCTCACCCAATGGCCTTACCGCTGGTGATGTGTACAAATTTGTCTTCTCTACTAATGCTTCTACTGTTAATAATACTTGGATCACCGATACGCCGAGTAATGCGTTGCAAACGTCTGATGCGCGAACTATTGCGCTTGATGACGGTTATACGTACTACTTGTACTACGATGGTACCAACTTTACAATGTTCCCAACTAAAATTGAAGCTGAAACTCGTACAAACAATATTATGTGTCGTACCACAGGTACCTTATATCTCTCTGGTTTTGTTAGTTTAGTCGCCGTTACAGGTTCCACCACCACCCAAGTCTCTTACTAGTGCCTTATCTAATGGTAGTATGATTCTACTGCGTAAGACCTA